ACTAACTAAAGATGGCACAATTGCTAATAATCAAGCAACTTGGTTATTACAGCAGACTGGTTATTTTCCAGATGAAATGCCTGCTGCTAAGAATCCAACGACACAACAAGTTGTGATTCAATCGGGAAAAGGAGGTGATAATGATGACAAAGAAAGTGATGATTAAAGGCGATATTGTTGATGATCAAACAGCCGGTTTCTACCAGTTCTTCGGAATGCCAGCAGTATCGCCTTCGGGTGTTGCTGACATTTTAAATGATGACAGTGGCGATGACGATGACGACGGTGATGATGAAGCACTTGAAGTTGATATTGCTTCCAATGGTGGTGATGTTTTTGCGGCTAGTGAGATTTACACTATGCTAAAGAATTATGCTGGCAATGTAACAGTTAACATTCAAGGCTTAGCCGCTAGTGCGGCCAGTGTGGTTGCTATGGCTGGCGATCACATCAACATTTCACCAACTGCTCAGATTATGATCCATAAAGCTTGGTCACAACCAGCTGGGAATGCTGACGATCTGGAGCATGAAGCCAGTATTTTAAATGGCATTGATCAATCAATTGCCAGTGCTTATGAGGCTAAAACCGGCATGGATCAAGCCGATTTGCTACAACTGATGGCAAACGAAACATGGTTAACCGCTAGTGATGCTGTTGATAAAGGCTTCGCTGACGAAATTATGTTTGCTAATGATCAACAATTGCAACCGGTGAACGCTATTTCACACATTCCACCTAAATCTGCAGTTAATAAGCTGCTGAATCTCATTTACAAGGCTGACAAAGATAAAGCTAAACCGTCTAAAGAAGAAAATACTACTAATAGTCAATCTGCTGAATTACGAAACAGCAAATTGGCTATTTTATTTGGAAAAAATTAAAAGGAGGCCAACTAATGGCTAATGTTAACACAATGAATGATGCCTGGATTGCCCAAGGGCAAAAGGTATCAGACTTAAACGACAAATTGAACGCAGCTGTCCTTGACGACAGCTTTGACCAAGACAAATTTAAAGCAATGAAACAAGATCGCGACAATGCGGTTGCGCGGCGTGATGCTTTACATGAACAATTGGAAGAAGAACGCAAGGCTCAAGAAATTGCCAATATGGATGATAAGAATAAAACCCCACTTGATGATGACGAAGAAGACATCAAGGCTAAGTTCATTAAGGACTTCCAAGGCATGATTAAAGGTGATCCTAAAGTTATGAACTTGGTAACGTCTTCTACTGACGAAGCTGGCAATGCAATCGGTTTGACTATTCCTCAAGATATTCAAACGGCAATTAATACGTTGGTTCGTGAATACGATTCATTACAACAGTATGTTAATCGGGAAGCTGTTTCAACTCAATCTGGGTCACGAGTTTACGAAAAGTGGACTGACGTTACTCCATTAGCTGACTTAGATGATGAAACGGCTACTATTGGTGACAATGATGATCCTAAGCTATCAATTATCAAATACACGATCCATCGGTATGCTGGCATTACCACTGCCACTAATTCATTGCTAAAAGATACGGCTGACAACATTTTGGCTTGGTTATCGCAATGGATTGCTAAGAAGGTTGTTGTTACTCGCAACGCTAAAATCATTGCAGCAATGAATAACGCACCTAAGAAGCCAACCTTAGCTAAGTTTGATGACATCATTGATATGATCAACACGGCTGTTGACCCAGCAATTAAGGAAACATCGTTCTTGTTGACGAACACGTCAGGATGCAATGAGTTATGCAAGGTTAAGGACGCTATGGGGAATTACCTATTGCAACCCGATCCAACACAACCGGACCGCATGCTTGTCCGCGGTAAGCAAGTGGTTATGATTGCTGACAAGTGGTTGCCAAATACTGGGACGGCAGCGGCACCAGTTTATCCATTGTATTATGGTGACTTATCACAAGCGGTAACTTTATTTGACCGAGAAAGCACTTCATTATTGACTACCAATATTGGTGGTGGCGCATTTGAAAAAGACCAAACCAAGATTCGCGTGATTGATCGCTTTGATGTTGAAGCTACTGATACGGAAGCCTTTGTTGCAGGTTCGTTCAGTACAATCGCCGACCAACCGGCCAACTTTGCGGCGAGCGCTGCTACAACGACCCCTGCTAAGTAATTAGCCAACTATGTCGCCAATAAATACACAGTACAGTGACAATCTGGGCGGCTAAGCAAGGATGTGATTAAAGTGGCAGCTGATTTAAAAACATTGAAATCATCTTTGAGAATTGACGGGGATGATGATGACGAGCTGCTAACAGGTTACTTGTCTGCAGCCACTAGCTACATTAAACAGGCCATTGGTGATGAAAATGGTGTTACGGGGTTCTATGAAATGGAAGACGTGAATGACTTGTTTGAAACGGCTGTTTACGCCTTAGCTGGTTCATACTGGTATTATCGGACATCAATCACTTCAAACACTGTTAATCCAGTTGACTTAGTTGTTGATTCAATCATTGGCCAATTGCGCGGTCTGTATAGCCAAAAGCAGGATGAGGTGAACGACAATGGCAACTAATCGGTTAACCCCAGTTGACTTTAACCAACGTATACAGATTGGCACTGTTAAAACTGTTCAAAATCCTATTAATGGAACTAGTAAACAGACATTTGTTAGTCAGTTTAGTTTATACTGTGCACCCTATACACGATCGATTGCATCTTCGTATCAACTCACAGCTGAACAATTAGAGCAAGTAGTGGTCATTATTAGGCATAATCCTAAAGTTTACGAAGGCATTAAATGCCAGTATAAAGGTAAACTTTACGATGTCATCAATGACAGCATAGATGATTCTAGCAATTATCTGTCTTGCGATTATTTGACGCTCAAACAGGTTACTAAGGGGGCCTAGCTATGGCAAACAATGATATGTCCGACCAACTAGCAAGCTGGCTTAAAGACGTCCACAAGCTAGTTCCCGATGAGACTGAACAAGAGAAGATAACCAAAGCTGGCGCTAAGAAGTTAGCTGATAACTTGACGGAAGTCACGAGAAAGAAACACTATTCAAGTCATAAAGACGAGAAGTACGGGCACATGGCTGACAACATAAGCTATAACAGCAACGATATAGACGGCGAACATGATGGGAGTTCAATTGTCGGGTGGACTAACAAATTCCATGACATGAATGCTAGAAGGTTGAATGATGGGACTAAGTACATCAAGGCTGACTACTTCGTTGACCAGAACCTAGCCGACTCACAAGATGATGTCTTTAACGCCATGCTAGATGAATATAAGAAGGGGGACGATGACTAGTGTTATTACCAGTATCACAGGTAGCCAGCCTAGTTGATTCCCTCAATTTAACGTGGCTCGATAAAGTCTACCTGAATGCAATCCCTAATGAAGATTTAGACAACACTGATAGTACAGTCATGCTATTACAAGAGACCGATTCAAGTCCGGCCTATCTTGCAAACAGCACGTTTAAAGGCCTAGCAATGGGTGTTGAAATTCAAATCTTTTATAAGGTTAACCTAGCAGATGACTTTAACCCACTGGAAGCTGAGATAGATTTGATGAAAAGCCTTAAAGTGGCCGGCTGGTTAATCGTATCTAGTCAGCACCACACAACTGACCCAGATACCAACCAAGTAATCAAAACAATTTATGTAACTAAAAATGAAATGATTTAAAGGAGAGATATTTAATGTCAAAACACAACATTGTCAAAGCAACTTTTGCTTTGCTAGATGACAACGGTGACTTAATTAAAGACGCTACCAAAGGACTATCTACTGACGGCATCTATGTTGCCGATCATCAAGGGGAAGGTTTCAGTCAAATCAATGTGACCGCTATTGAAGCGGCCGGGACGCCTGGTTGGGGAAATGGCCAAATCAAGCGTACAGCTTATGGTAAGTCTATGCCAACACTGGCTTTAACCGCTTTGGACTTGGACTTCAAGATTAACCAGATGCTAAAGGGATACACACAAAACACCAATACAGGTGCTTGGGTTCGCCAGTTACCTAAGCCACATGTTGCGATGATTGCCGAATCTCAATCACTAGATGGGGATATTTCAATTTATGAATGCTTCAATAACATTGAATTTGTTGAAGAAGCATCCAACAACTCAACCGATACTAATAATGAAGCGGCTTATTCGACGGTTCTAAATGGTACTGTCTTAACACCATTGAAGCCAGACATTTTCTTAGCTGCCAATGGGGTACAACAACCTTATATGATTGCCAAGTCAAATGACGCTAACTTCAGTTTAGATAAACTTATGGCTGAAACATTTGGCGGCTACACCAAGCCAGCAAGCGGTACAACTGGTGGTACGACTAGTCACTAGCAACAATTAAAAAGCTTCCCTTAACTGGGCGGCCTTTTAATACATACAAATTTGAATAAAGGGGTACAAATCACTATGAAAATTAATGCTAAAAACTATTTTAAAATCAACAAGACGGCCAATGTAACACCAACTAACAATATCATTCGATTAGCTACTAAGGTTCAAATTAGTATGCTGGAGTCACAAGACACCGAAAAAGAAGTTACTGAACTAGACGCAATGAAAAACGGCCTAGAATTGCAAGATGATATGGCCGACTTTGTACAACGGGTCATGGGATACACTGATCAGCAGATGGAAACGATTAACAATACCATCTCGATTGAACGGTTCGGTGAAGGCGTCGGATACCTGATTATGCGCTTAAACGGTATCTCAGACGCTGATATTAAACTATCCGAACAGAAACAACGTAAAGCCATCGAAGACGCTAAGTCGTCAAAATAATCCGGCACAAACGTAACAGTGAGCTTAAAAAGGAAATCTTGAAGTTGAAAAACCAACAGGAAGACTTCAACTTGCTAGCTCAACAATTATTAACCGAGGGGTTATCACCGAAAGAATTTGATGATAGCTCCTTTTTTAATATGATGGCTAGTTTAAACGCTCGTAAAAAGGAAGACCGTGCTGAACTGGTTGACCCACTAGAAGCCATTAATCAAACGTATGGCTTATAAGCGTTTGTGCCTAAAAGGAGGTTAAAAAAGAATGGCTAAAAAAGTAGTCGGCCGTGAGATGACCAGTAAGGTTGGCCTAGATTCAGCAGAGGCTGTTAAATCCCTCAAGCAGTTAACAGCTGAGGTTAGAGCTAACACTAGTGGCTGGAAAGCCCAAGAGACGGCTTTAAAATCAGCTGGAGAATATCAAAAGGCAGCCGCAGCTAGGGTAGACGGATTAGCTAAATCAATGGAGATGCAAAAGGCTAAGATTGATGAGTTAAAGTCCCGTCAAGCAGGCCTAAACAGAGACACTAAAGATGGTGAAGAACAATATTTAAAGCTATCTGACCAGATTAACAAGGCTAGTCGGTCATATGACTCAATGGGTGGTCAGCTAGATCGAGCCAAGTCAAAACTACAGTATTACAATTCAGGTTTAGCCGACCTACAAAAGGGCTATAAACAGAGTACAGCTTTAAGTGAGTCCTATGTGAAACGCCTAGAGGCAGAGGGCCGGTCAGCCGAAGCTAATAAGGCTCGTTTAGGTGGTTTGAAACAGGCCTATTCTAACATGGAGGCTCAGTATAAGGCCCAAACTAGCGAACTGGAACGAATTAAGACGGCTAGTGGAGCTACTAGTGACGCTTATAAACGCCAGCAAGTGCGCGTTAATGAGACCGCTACTAGTATGGCAAAGCTTAAAAGTGAGACTAATGAGTTAGATTCAGCCATGAAGAAGTCTAATGCTAGTGCCTTCACTAAAATGCTAGATTCCGCCAAGTCTAAATTAGGCTTAGTCCGAGATGAAGAAAAGAAAACTAGTGATGAAACTAAACACTTTGCCATTGGGGCAGCTATTGGTAACACAATTAGTAACGCTGCTTCTAGTGCAATAGGCTACATTAAAGGAGTTACCAAACAAGGTTATGAACTAGCCGAAGCTGGGGCTACGATTAAGAAGCAGTGGACTAATTTAGGTCTGTCTGACAGCGAAGCAACTAAGATGACAAAACAGATTGCTGACATTCGTTCTAAAGCTAACATGTCCGGTGGCGCCATCGACCAAATGCAAAAGAAATTCTATGCTATGACCAACAGCACCACTAAAGCCCGTGACATGACTGAGGTATTAGCTAGCTATGGTTCGGCAGCTGGTAAATCCGGCGACCAGATAGCTCAATTAAGCCAAGGGGTTGCTAAACTAGCTGGTAGTTCTAAAGTAACAGCCAGCCTATTTAAACGTAACTTTAGCCAAGTGCCTGAGCTTCAAAAGGCCATCATTAAAGCTAGTGGTATGTCAACAGATGCCTTTAACAAGCAACTAGCGGCCGGTAAAATTACCGGTGCCCAATTGCAAGGCTATATGGTCAAGGCCGCTAAAACAAGTGGTAAAGCATGGTCAGAGTTCGGTGAGACCACTAAGGGTAAGATGGCAGCCATTCAAGGTACCTACACCAATTTAAAGGTAGCGTTTGCTAAGCCGCTAGTTTCCGGTGTTGAAAAGGCTATTGATGGAGTATCTAAAAAGAAGGGCGCTTTAGATAACGTTAAAAAGTCTTTAAGTGACTTAGTTGGAACGCTTGGTAAGAAAACCGGCCAGTATGTCGGTGATGTTATTAGCTTCTTAGTCAAGAATGAAAAGCCAATCGAGAAGACTGGGGGCGCCTTTGCTAGTATTGTTGGCAGTCTAGCTAAAGGTGCATGGTCAGCCGTAGCCGGTGCTTTAAAGCTGATTGGCGGACATTCCAAAGATGCTTCAAAAGGCATGAATGGAGTGGCTGACGCTACTGCCGCTATTGCTAAGCACAAGACAGCCATTGAAGACATTGGTAAAGGTATTGTAACCTATTTTGCCATCTCTAAGCTAGCAGGTATTGGTAAGGCATTCCTAGGGATTGCTGGTGGTATTGGCAAAGCGATTGGCTTTATTAGGTCGCTAAGCACGGCTCAAAGGCTAGCCGCTAAAGCTAGTGGTGAAGAAACGGCCGCTCAATGGTTACTTAATGCGGCCATGGATGCTAACCCGATTGGTATTGCTGTGATTGCATTAGCTGCTTTGACAGCTGGACTAGTATTAGCATACAAGCATATTAAGCCGTTCAGAGACTGGGTTAACAAGACGTTTAAAGCGGTAGTGAACTTTGGTAAAGGCTTGCTAAAATGGGGTTCTAAGGCTGTTAAAACAGTTGGAAATACTGTCAACAATATTAGAAAGAAATTTGACAAATTTAAGTCTAGCTTTAAAGCCGCTTGGAACAAGCACTGGTCAGACATTGGAAAAGCCCTTAAAAACAGTTGGAATGGCTCGTTAAAGCACACTAGAGAGTTCTTCAGCAGTGTTGGTAAGAAGTGGAACGGCTGGAAGTCTAGCTTCAAAAAGAGCTGGTCAAAACACTGGAATGCTATGACTGGTAACTTGCATAGTGCATGGAACAGGTCATATAAGCATACTAGAGACTTCTTTAGTGGTATGGGTACCAAATGGGCTGGCTGGAAGAAGAGCTGGTCACATAGCTGGAATAACCATTGGAACACCATGCGGTCTAATCTGCATAGTTATTGGAACAAAGACCTGAGCCATACTAGAGTATTCGGGCATTCAATGGGTGACTGGCTAGGTGGATTTAAGAAGACATTTAATGGTGGCTGGTCTGGCTTAGTAACCGGCGTTGAGAATATCTTCAAAGGCCTATGGAAAGATCTTAAAGGCTTTGCTAAAGATGGCATGAACGATGTTATCGATCTCATCAATGGTGGTATTAATGCGGTTGATAGTGTTATCCATACGTTTGGCGGTAAGAGAAAGACTATCAGTGACTTAAGCCATGTACATTTTGCCGCTGGTACTGGTATGTTTAGTGGGTCACGAAATCCAATTATCAAGCCTACTATGGCAATGCTCAATGATGGTAACGACAGTCCACAAACTGGCAATAAAGAAATGGTCATGCTACCTAATGGTGATTCAGGCATTGTTCAAGGACGCAACACTAAGATGATGTTACCAGCTGGCACTGAGGTATTGAGTGCTAGTGAGACAGCCATGTTAATGAGTATGCAGGGTGTTAGTCACTTTGCTAGTGGTACAGGGATATTTGGTGACATTTTAAACAGTGTGACTAGTGGTATCTCAGGCGTAACTAGCTGGGTTGGCAAAAAGGTAGGCAGTTTAGAGAAGTTCTTCAAGACCGCTGAAAACATTATTGCTCACCCGGTTAAATCACTTGAAAACTTGTTTAGCTGGTCTTCCAAAGGTATCTCAGGTGTCATGAGCAACATTGGTAAAGGCCTATTTAATGGTGTTGAGAAACAAGCTAAGACATGGTGGTCAACGCTATGGGGTGGCGTTAGTGACAGTCTAGACAGTGGCGCTTCTAGTTCCACTCTAGTCAATGCGATGGAGAAGTACGGTGCCACAAACAAGTATGTTTACGGTGCTGAGGGCCCTAGTGCGTTCGACTGTT